CTCTGCGCTGAAATTTCTTTTTTTCATTGGAGCACCTGTGTTGTTCTGAGGTGAGCATATCACCTCTGTTCAGGTGGCCAAATTCAGTGTGCCACTTCAAATACACCAAGCGCATCTGCCATAACTCCTACAACCTGATAAGCCTCAGCGCATACCGTGGATAAACCATCCGGAATTACCGGAGAGTTGCCGGGTTCTTTAATGTGCAAGCGAGGCTCACCATCTTTTGGTTCAGGCCACTGGCGCTCCATGTTGATCTTCAATTTATCTTCCATAGCAGCGGTAATTTCAGCATCGCTGATGCCAGCACGGCGCTGTGCATCCCACAACAGGAAATGCATATCAGCCCACTCGCTGAGATCGTCTGGTTCGGCTGCGGCTTCCAGAGCCTCTTTTGAGAGGTGTTTCAGTGGACCAATGGGGCCAACGCAGCCAAATGTGGAGTCAGACCATTTGGCATGCTCGTGGCGAATCAGTTCGCGTTCCAGTGATGCCAGTGCAATTCGTGCCAGTTCCATTTGTTCGCCACGAGTAAGCCCGTTTTCAAGCGGATTTTTAATGAACAATTCAATACGTTCTTTGGTAATAGTGGTCATGTGTTAATCCTCAAAACTTTATGCCCGGGCGCAAAAGTACGTGTTTTGTCTTTGCTTATTCGCCACCCGTCTTTACGGGCCTCTTTTGCACAACCAGACCATGACGTACCGATATACTCACCGAAGTCTGGCACTGGATATACACCTTCCGTACACTGGCGACAATCACAATAGAGATGCATGGTGTAACTTGCGGCAATAGCCATATCAGTCTCCTTTGATGCGAATACCAGCAAGCCAGTTTCTTATGCCGATATATTCAGCGTTCCTGAAACCGCTTTTTACATATATAAATGGCAAGCGAAGATTGTGACCATTGGCTGCCAGGTAGTCTTTACAACCCTGTTCGGTGAAACAGCAGGTAACGAATTCATCAATATCTTTCACAGCAACGCGCCGCCATTTTTCTGGTGGCTCCCGAAAGTTTTCATGAAGTAGTTCGAGACGACGACTTTGGAGTTTATTGGCTTCATTGCCATCTTCATCAACCCAGACAATCCGGTCATAGTCATAATCAGCATCAACAACGATTTCGCGCTTTTGATACACACAAAACATAGGATCTGACGTTATTCGATTATCCTGTGTTCGAATATTTTCACCGATGATGCCAAACGAATCTGGTGCAGATTTTGTCTGCATCTCTTCGATACGTTCAGCCATCGCAGCACACTCTTCAAAGTTGCTTAATGCTTTTCGCTCCCATTCGGCGCATTGTTTTTCCAGTTCTGCTATGTGCTTCCTTCCATCCGCGATTACTCCCTCGTAATACTCGCGTTGTTCATTGAGTTTTGCTCTCACCTCCTCAAGCTCAACGCGCAGCTTCCCTACCGTTAGCGCAATATCCTCGTTCTCCTGGTCGCGTGATTTGATGTATTGCTGGTTTCTTTCCCGTTCATCCAGCAGTGTCTGCACTAATTTAGGGTTGAAAGCTGCGATAAATTCTGCGTTGTTCTCTGCATTTTTCTGGTCGTCAAAGCCAGGCCATTTGATAATGTCTCCGCAACGTTCATCCCCCGGCGTATGCACCGCATATGTACCAGTGTCCGGCGAGATGAATGCACGCCATTCGCCCTGTGTTGCCTGTTGCGCTATCTTACGTAAGGTAGCTAATTGTTCGCTGGTAAAAGTCATCATGGTTGCATCTCCCGTTCTTCTGCCCACTTCCGAAGCCCTTCAATCTCACCATTACGAGCTATCAGCTCGCGACACAGTCTTTCGTTTTCATCCAGTAGTGCCAGCACAGTAGCCGGATTGGCTGCGGCGATGAATTCAGCATTGGCCTGCTGTTCCATTTGGAAATCTTCATCGAAACCGCTTTCAGGATGCGCTCCTTCAATTCTGCAAATGGGAAGATATCCAACAACGTCACGATGAATTAGCGCATCATCACAATCAAATCGGCTCTCTCCATATTCGAGCGACCACACACCACACGTTGCTTTCTCTGCCTTTTCACGCAGTGCCTGATAGTCAATCTTGCTCATTGGTTGCCTCCTTTGCGCAACATCGCATTCAGATATTTGTTGTCATTAACAGAACCGAAACTCTTTCTCTTAAGCAATTCCTCTCTCGATGGCATTGGCTTTACGCGTTGGCGAATAATCATTTCTGCCGGAAGAATGCCGGGATTGTATGCAAGTCCTCTCATGATTTACTCTCAACGAACTGGTCAATAGCCATGCTAAGTGACACACCTAATGTCTCGATATGCTGCTGAATATCCTGTAGCGTCTGCGCCTGAGATAACAGGAGTTCACGGTTGCATAACTCTTTAACCAGATGCTCAAACTTGCTGTAATAACCGATACGGCTTAGTGTTTCTTTCCCTGCATTCTCGCCTTCTTTGATAATTCCTCTTTCGCTAAGAATCAGGTCGTGTTTGGTTCCGGTAATAACGTATTTGCCGAGGCCGATGTTTAGCTTCATTGTTTTCATTGTTAATTCCTCAGTCATTACTGATAGCGCCATAGCGTGAGCGGTAATTACGCAGACGCGGGTCAATTTCAGGGAAGTGGGTATATGCGGCTTTGCGGAATGGTCGGATTGATGTCTGGTAAATTCGCTCGCGTTCTTCTTTCTCTGCAAGCCATATACAATGGCGAAATTCCTTTTCCTCTTTCGTTTCCTTCGGTAGCGATATTATCAGGTCGTAGTTTTTTCTGAATTTATCCAGCACCTCCGATACGGATTTGCCGGAACAGCGGCGCGGGTCATCCGCACCATACAGAGGCGCTGGCATGTTTTTCTCCTGTTGATTATTGAGCTAATTTTTTCCAGATTGCTGAAACGTATTTGGCTTGGTGGATGGCATCATCAAGCGCGTTGTGGCGAGTTCCTTTGAATGGCATATCTCGCTTAGGGTCGAATCCTATTACCTTTCCAAGCTCGACGATTGTTCTTACGTCGCGGTCATTCCACCACTGCCACGGAACTGGCTGCCCTGTCAGCGAATAACTGTTTCGGAGAATAACGCAGTCAAATGATGCTCCATTCCCCCAAACCTGAACGAATTTGTGGTTAGCGTTCTTTATGATGAATTCAGATAACCATGAAAGAGCCGTTGAAAGCTCCTGAGTGTTGCTGGTTAGCGATTTTCTGGCTTCTTCACTCTGTTCCATCCACCATAAAATCGTTGAAGCGTCAGGACGCGCCCGATATCGCATTGATGACTCAAGCGAGATATTTACCGAGAACTCTTCTCCTGTTTCTCCGGTATTCGGGTCAAAGAATACCGCCCCAATAGAAATAACTGGCGCGTATGGCCCGTTGCCCATTGTTTCAAGGTCAACCATCAAGTGATTCATGTAAGTCCTTAAATTGCGTGAATAGCGTGACGAGGGAAGGGGAGAGTTACTGGTGCAAAGGGGATATCGTCGTCAAAATCCATAGGTGGTTCGCTGTGATTCCCTTGCTGCTGAGGTTGCTGACCGTTATTTCGCTGAGGTGAAGACTGTTCATTGCCTCCTTGCTTGCCACCAATCATTTGCATAGTTCCACCAACGCCCACGATGATTTCGGTAGTGAACCGATCCTGTCCGCTTTGATCCTGCCATTTTCTTGTCCGCAATTTGCCTTCAAGATAAACCTCAGAGCCTTTTCGCAGATATTCGCTGGCAATTTCTGCCAGTTTCCCGCTCATTACCACACGGTGCCACTCCGTCTGCTCCTTTTTCTCTCCAGTTTGCTTATCACGCCACTGTTCTGACGTAGCAACTGTAAGGTTTGCAAATGCCGTTCCTGATGGTGAATATCTGATTTCTGGATCATGCCCAAGGCGACCAATAATGATCACCTTATTTACGCCTCTGCTTGCCATTTATGCCGCCTGTTTTAGCTCGTTAACTCTGATGTTCATTACCTGAACGCATTTAGCCTGCGCATCCTCATTGCCAGCCATTAATTGCCAGTCACGCTGATAACGCTCGATGAGTTTTTTCTTGTCAGTTTCTGTTGACGCATAATCGCTGAAGTCTTTCAGGATTTGCTCGCAGTCAACCGATGGAGATTTCTGGTTGGTATTTTCTGGTGATGGTTTGTTATCTGATACTGGCATTGCCCAGCCCGGCAGCGATGGAGGGAGCCAGTAAAATCCTGTTCCATCCTTCAGTTTTGCCCTGTGCCACCCCTGCTTTTTATCGAGAGATGTTTGTGCGAAACCTTCCTCAAGGTTATACAGATACCGACCGATTCCCCACTGAACGGCAGCGCGCTTCATTGCACCGGAACGACCACCTTTGACGGCTTCTACCTGCGTGTTTTCAGCAGCATCCCATTTGGTTACCCATTCGGAATCAATCCTGATTGATATGCCGCATTCAACGCCGCCGTTGTTGGGAATATCGCGGTATTCATTGCGCCATCCTGCTTTGCCGCAAACATCGTCCAGGCGTTTCATGATTGCCCGGTTCGTGACATAAGCCAGCACCATAGCCCACACTTTGCCATCGCGTGTTTTACCGCTTTGCTGTATTCGCCATTCGATATCTTCAGGGCTGAATGGCTCATCGAATTTATTCAAATCCATAATTCACCTCAGAATGGACATGGCCCAAGGAAATAACGCTGGTTTAATACTTCGACTCTGGACAAATTAAGGCATACCCGCATTCCTTCGCGGTCGCCATTATGGCGATACCAGAGAGCTTTCTGCGTGTACATGCGTCTCTGTAACTTGCTCTCCTTCACTGTGGTTGCAAGTGACATGAATATCTCCTTCGTTACCGATTAATTCTTTCATCTGACGAATGAATTCTTCGTCTGACCAGTTATCTGTAAAACTCATTTCCTGCGATACCATGGAAGGTTGATAGCTGATTTCATCGCTTTATTTGCTTCAAGCCACATTTTTGAATCACCAATAAATCGGGCTATTACTGCTTTGTTTTGTGCAGCACGAAGCATCTGGTGATTAATGGCTATTTCATTGCGCATAACGCCTCCAGTTGTTTCTTTGCTGCTCTGATTAATTGTTTAACTCGGCGTGATAATTCAGATTCGTGCGGGTAGAAAGCGGACATGACGCCGCTACCCGCGAGCTGAAAGTGCATCATGGGTAACTCCTTATATTTGATTGCATAACGAAAATGCCTCTCGTGAAGCATTATTGGTATGCGGTAAAGCCGCGCTCAGGCGGCTACTCTATTTCTTCTTCGAATGATTTTATTAGTCGGTCAATAACATCATCCGTTTCAATATCATTTCCGTCTGATTGCTTTAATACATCTATTGATTCTGCAGCGGTAAATTCCATCGCTGTGAGAAACTCGACAATTGCACACTCAACGACATATCGTTCTTCATCTGTACGACATGAGATAAAAGAGCATTTAATTGCTGTTATTACTTTTTGTTTAAGCTCTGCAGGGTAATCAGTTTTTATCATCGTTCACTCCGTCAAAAAAATTTCCCTCACATTGGAGGGCAAAGAAGATTTCCAATAATCAGAACAAGTCGGCTCCTGTTTAGTTACGAGCGACATTGCTCCGTGTATTCACTCGTTGGAATGAATACACAGTGCAGTGTTTATTCTGTTGTTTATGCCAAAAATAAAGGCCACCATCAGGCAGCCTTATTGTTCTGTTTACCAAGTTCTCTGGCAATCATTGCCGTCGTTCGTATTGCCCATTTATCGACATATTTCCCATCTTCCATTACAGGAAACATTTCTTCAGGCTTAACCATGCATTCCGATTGCAGCTTGCATCCATTGCATCGCTTGAATTGTCCACACCATTGATTTTTATCAATAGTCGTAGTCATAAGGATAGTCCAGGTATTGTTCCATCACATCCTGCGGATGCTCTTCGAACTCTTCAAATTCTTCTTCCATATATCACCTCAAATAAGTGGTTTGCTGCCTAATTTCATTTTCTGGCGACCAACACAAGTCACACCCATTTCACTGCGTGGCTTGCTGTAATAAATTCGGTTAGTTCAGACAATAAAAAACCCACCGAAGTGGGCTATGACCATTTTTTATTTGGATTTCGTTGGTGAGCGTGGTTAACAACTCTGTGCATTACATCCTCATATTTTTCATCTGCAATTTTTTCTACATCTCGAGGAAATGGTGTTGCTAATGCTTTGTCAACTTTGTCCATTGGGTCTTCATTAATCTTATATTCCGGACCGTCATCTATAGCATTAAATCCAGGTGTTACACCGTTTTCTAATGCATATGCCATTCTCTTTTCCCATCTCGCTATTCTCCTTCTGTCTTGAGATGTAAGACCTCTATCAAATACTTTCCTGTTTTGTCCGCAGTTAGGGTTAACATAGATAGTCTTTTTCACCATAAGCATACTCAATAAGCACCGTACGGTGGTTTACTATACAATCTTATTCTTTGAACTGCATGTATCTTGTTTCCTAATGGGTTTAAATCCTTGTAGTAAACCCTCCTATTTTTTTGCTCGACTTCATCTACTTTCTTGCAGAGAAGGCTGCCAAGTGATGCTGCTTTGTCTGCTCTGACGCAACCTGAAGTGGTCAACAAAAACTGGCCACCGAGTTAGAGTTTTTCCAGTATCGATTTTCCGATTCGTTTGGGGGTAATCCACCGTTATATTCGTGCGGTCT